CTGATGTCTTCCCTGGAGGCCCTGATCGGTTCCCAATCAAAGGAAAAGCCCCGAGAGATCGATGCTCTCGAGGCTTTTTAGTTGGTAGTCCCAAGGGGAATCGAACCCCTGTTTACGGCGTGAGAGGGGGTATATATGGCATGCAACTTATTGATAATATTGGATGGCATAAAAACAGGACAAACATGGGACAAAATCATTTTTTCCCACCCACCAAAATGGTGGTCACCTTGCCACCCGTCATCATTTCGATCTCATGATTTTTCAGGGCATCCTTGATCACAAAATGCACCCAGTTTGAGACGGACCTTTCTTGCAATTCCGCTATTTTATTCATACTGTCCCATAGATCATCCGGAAACCGGACCGAGTGTTTATCGAGCCTGCTCATTTGTCACCTCAAAAGGAGAGGGAAGGACCCCTTGCACCTTCCCTCTCCAGCATCCTCAAATTTGTTCCGGGCCGAGAGACGATAATATTTCTGTCGCGGCGATCTTGAATCTCGCCTCTAGATCCTTTTTCAGTCGAGACTGTTTTTCCTCGTATTGACCCCCGAGGGGGTACCCTACCATGTGTTCATCGGGGATGGTCATCCTGATCTGCGCAGCAACATCCTCGGCAGACACGCAGACGATGGCCGTATCGTGATCAGACTCCCCCTGCCATATGGTCCGGTAATTTATCACCAGAACGTACCGCTCCTCCTCGCCATCGACCCTATACAGCGCGAGCTCATGCCAGCGATTCGACTCGCTCCCCCTATTGATACGAGATGACGCCTCCTCCAGAAGGTCCCCGCTAAAAGAGAGAGGCCTGTCCCCTGTCCGATCCACCACAAAGCTCTTGCCCATTCTGCGCATCCTTTCCCCGGTAATCTGCCACCGGGCAGCAATATAAGAGGGGCCGAAGCCCCCCTTTGACTACAGAGCGTCGATCTCTTTATCTATCTCGGCGATCCGGGAGATCAGCCGGGCTTTTTCAGCCATCAGATCCTCTTTTTCGATCCGGGCCTATGAGCGAGGTAGTATTTGTAGGCGGCACCCGTGTCGCCGATTGATGCGAGCGTCCCGTTAGGCATTACCATGTAAAAATCAGGGGCCGAATTGCGGGGCTGGCGGTTGTCCTTCTGCCCCTGGGCGATGATATTTCCGGGCTCCGCAATGATCGTGAGCATGCCTGCTCCGCCATTCCTGTGGTCGCCGGTCCAGTCGCCCCAGATATACTCCCCCTTGCTTGATTTGGAAAAATCGACTTTTGCGATCCAGGGTTTGCCGTATCGCCGTTCGTTGTAACTCGCTGTCTCGATCCTGATTTCCATTTCCATCTCCTATCGTCCCCGATATCAGCTCCGGGGCCGCTGGTGTCGGTCACCACCCTTTTTTCTTACATACATATAATAATGACAAAGGTCGACAATGTCAACCCCATTATCAATTCATATGTTTTTTATTCAAAATTCAGGAGGTCCTCCGCGATCGCGGTGGTGGGGAGCACGTGGGCATAGCGCAGGGTGGTGGACATGCTGGCATGACCCGCGAGCTCCTGGACCCTCCTGATGGGCACGCCCGCCTCCAGGAGGTGGGTGATGTAGGTGTGACGGAGGCTGTGCAGCGTGATGCTCGGGGACAGCTTTGCCTCGTCCGCCAGGACCCGGAACGCCCGGGTGATGCTGTTCGGGTGCTCGATGATGGTGTCGCCCCCGAACACATAGGTGCCCCCCTCCTTCACGAACGGGGCGATGACGGGCAGGAGCTTCTCGGCCAAGCCGATGACCCGGGCCTTCCGGCTTTTCGTGTTGAATCCCTCCGGATCCAGGTCCGCCTGGATGGTAATACTCCGGCGGGAGAGGTCCACATCCTCGCACTGGAGATAGACGAGCTCGGATCTCCGCATGCCCGTGTAGAGATAGGTGGTCATGACCTCACAGGCCACACCCCCCAGGAGCTCGGGGTGCGTTGCGCAGGCCTCGAGCAGGGAGGTGATCTCTCCGGAGGTGAGGGACCTCGGCACCCGGCCCCGCTTATCCTTGAGCGCCTGCAGGTTCCTGGCCGGGTTCTCCGCGATGATGCGCTGGTCCACTGCAATATCGAGGATCTGGGCGATCTTGGTGAGTTCCTTGTTCACGGTGGCCGGGCTGACGGTGACGTCAGGCTTCCTCCGGCACTTATCTGTCAAGCGTTTCGACCGGTAGCTCTCCACCATCTCACGCGTCACGGCGTCCGCGGGGAGATCCTGTCCGAAGTGCCGCAGCACCGTGGCGATACGGCCCTTGTTCGTGGTATGCACGGCGGGCCTGCACTCGTCCTGGGATCTGGCGAGGAGGACCCGGGCCAGGTCGTCCATCGTGGGGATCCTCGCCGGCGCACCGATGAGCGTGCTCGCCTCCTGCTCCGACAGGAGCTGCCTCCGGACGAAGTAGACGACCCTCTCCCTGCCGAGTTCCCCGCGCATGGCCAGGCGCTCGAATTCGTCGGCGTCTGCGCAGAGATCGGACGCCTGCTCGCGGGTCTGCCGGTAGCGGTACCGCGGCTCCTGTGTGCCGTTGGGGAGATAGAGCATGTAGCGCACCTGCCACCCCCGGCGCTTGTGTTTATAGAGGCGGGCCATTATCAATTACTGTTTCGGATTGGGCTTAAACCCATTCTCATATTTTACTGGATCCTTAATAAACGTGGCAATGCTGCGAGCTAACAATGGAGCATCCTGCATGATAGCATCTTCATTACTGAAATTGTTTGTTGCAAAATTCGGTAGAGTAGTCGTCTCTGTTATTCTTCCCTCTGATAAAATTTCCTGTTTTTTTAGTACCCGCACATATACTGATGAGACGCTTCTACCAGCACCGAAGCCCACCCAGAACCTGGCAGCCGCATTACCACCCCGCAGCGCTTCCAGGGACACCTCAATATTCAAGTCAGAGCCAGCGCCTGCATATTGAAACTCAGGGCTTTCCCTCTGCAGTGCTAGCCGGATGTTTCCATCAAGCGCCTGGCAATAGCTGGCCAGGAATGCCGCGCTGAAAGATGGATCGAGATTCACACCGTTGCTGTTCAATGTGAGTGAGTAGGATTTCACGCCCAGGAGCGAGTATGATTTACTGATTTCGATTTTAGGGGGTAGTGTCGTAGTGCACCCCACGAGAACAATGAATATAATAAAAACAACGGACAGCCTCTTCATGCAATTACCTCCACATCATTCATCTCAATCATCGAAGACCACAATCTTTTTTATCCGATATACACCAGCACGTGGACGCTCTGGAATCACTCGGGCAGCTTGCGTTTTCTCTTCATGGAGGAGTCCGAGTGTTTGACGAAAGGGAGCGCCCCTCCGGGTGGACTCAGGTCCTCGAGTGTCTTTTCGACGTGGGCCACCCTCATCTCCAGCGCACGTTCTTTTTCCACAGCCTTATGAAACGAGTGGATGTTCATCTTGAGCGAGTCGGCGTAGTGGGTGTTTGAAGCAAGAACATCCTTGGCCATCCCGAGTTCAGCGGCATGTGGATCATGATTGGTAATTAAACAGGGCGGTGCTTGATAGTTGTCCTCGAAGAAATACCCGACACCCACCTTAAAAAAAGCAGCGATGGCCACCAGATGACTCAATTTCAGTTCAACTTCGTCTTTTTCGTATTTCTGAATGGTTTGGTACTTGACACCTATAACCTCTCCCACTTTTACTCGGGATATCTTTCGAGACTCACGCAACTCTCGTAATTTCTCTCCGATGGTCACACGGTCAAAAATACAACCAACAGGTGTATTTTGCAAAACACGTATCGCGTGTGTTAAAGGTATTGACATATACACTTCTCACGTGTATAAGCGGGCCATGTGGAGATCATGGGTTAAAAAATATGGTATCCGGCAGCTCGCTGAAGCACTCGACATCTCGTATGAAAGCGTCAGGCGCTGGGCGCTCGGCATAACGCGGCCGGAAGGGAAAAACCTACACAATCTTGTACACCTCGCTTTCAGGTCTCTCTCCCAGGATGATTTCGTGGAGTTTCTCGAGTCCCTAGGGGAGGACATCCTGGGCATCAAGGTGAGGCCCCACGCAGTCAATGAGTAAAAAATCTTCATTCTTACACTTATTAAGTGTGTTTTGCCCTATGTACATCTATTTTTATCTAGTTCGATCAAGGAGGTGCTAGGCATGGGTAGGGATAAACTGACGTGTCAAGTGAACGTATCTTTCAGTATTCCGCAACATGATAGAATTCATGAGCTGATCAGAACTTCCGCCCCGGACATGGATCCGCCCGAGCTTTTGAGGCTGGCATTTCTCTATCTAGACCGCCGAGCTCAGGAGCATGGGCTGCTCCGGATCATAGCCGAGATCCTGGGGGCATGACGATGGAAGAGACGCCGCAACTGCTCACCACGGAGGAGGCATCCAAGTACCTGCGGATCACGCCCAAGGAACTGACCAAAAAGGTGCGGCTCGGGCATGTGCCGGCCTATCGGCTGCCGGGATCCCGCACCCGGGGGAGGCTCCGGTTCATCCAGGCGGAGCTCGACGCCGCCATGATACCGACCCGGAAGGAGGGCCGCAGATGATCACACGGGAGTGGGTGAGGGGCGGACTGTTCTGGGCGGGGATCGCCTTCGCCATGATGAGCAGCTTTTCCGCAGCCCTGATCGGACTGGCAGTGCTGTTCTGGGTATGGGTTGACATTCGACTTGAAAAGAGGGGGTTGACATGGCTGGATGCCGTTTCTCTGTTCCTGTTCGCGGCAATATCAATATCGTATCTGGGGATCAGCAGGTTGCTACGGTCCCGTTCGACGGCGAGGTAGAAGCCGAGATCACACCGAACGCCGCCCGGGGGGAGGACCTCCGCATCAGGGAGTTCACCTTCTCCCTCGACGGCAAGCCCCAGGCCATGCGGTACCTCCCATGGGTCCGGGCGATCATGGGTGCCGAGCACCTGTTCAACAGCCTGATCGAGATCGACTGCAACCTCCAGGAGCGGCTCGAGGCCCTGGCCAGGGAATTCCACGACAAGAACCAGACCACAGACGGGGCAGTGAGCCCCGAGAAAAAGACACCTGTATAGGAACCTCCTTTTCGAGGCGGCTGCGCCTACTGGGCCGCCTTCTTTTTTTTCACAGCAGGCGGGGGAATGATGAGCACAACAGGCCACTGCGCAGTTCAGGGGCGCACAGAGACCATCGAGGAGTACCTCTCCAGGGGCGGCAGCATCACGTCCTGTCCGGCCAGCGTGCCGGCGGAAAAGCCTGCCCCGGTGATGCGCGTGGTGGAGAACCACCCGCCCAAGGAACCCGTCCCGCACGACTGGAAACCCCAGAAGGGCAAGACCAAATATTACATCACCCCGGTCATGCACGAACGCATCCGCGAGTTCTACCGAGGCAACGCCGGAAAAGACGGCCGCGACCGTCTCGCCGGCAGCCTGGGGATCCCCCCGTGGAAGGTGACCCGCTACGCCATCAACCACGGGTGGGTGGCGAAGCACCCCAAGGAGCCGACCTGGAGCGAGGCCGAGCTCGTCCTGCTCCACCGGTGGGCGCACCTGAGCCCCCCGATCATCCGTCAGAAGATGGTCGCTGCCGGGCACAACCGGTCGGCCACGGCGATCATGCTGAAGCTCAAGCGCACCCATGCCCGCGCCGGGATCCACGGGGAGAGCGCCACCTCTCTGGCGGCATGCATGGGCGTGGACAGTAAGACCATCATCCGGGCCATCACTCAGGGAAAGCTCCCCGCGAGCAAAAGGGGCACGGACCGCGAGCGCGATATCTACTATATCCGCTGGCGCGACATCCGGCGCTACCTGATCGACTACATCTCCGAGATCGACATCCGCAAGGTGGACAAGTTCTGGTTCGTTGACATGCTGACGATGGGCAGGGGCGAGTGATGGACGCGGCAGCCGAGAGGGAATTGACCGAGGCCAGGAAGGTGCGCTGGCTGGAGGTCAACACGTTCACCTGTCCGAGGATCATACGGAACCCCCGGATCTCCCCCGAGCAGTGCGCTGCCAACCGGGAACGCCACGACGCATACCAGCTCTCCGGGTGCGAGAGGTGCACCGAGTGGACGGCTCTGTGCGCCCAGGTGGAGGCGAGGCGGTTCCAGGAAAAGAAAACGTTAGAGGAGGATGCCATGAGTGGACTGACCCAGGAGATCATGGACCAGACGGCCGCGGCGATGCAGGCGGCCGCCACGTTCGGCGATGCGTGCAAGGCGCTCGGCATTGCCCAGGGGACGCTGCGATACCGCCTGGGCAAGTCGAAGAGGCTCCGCGAGATCTTCGACGAGAAGGGGTTTCACCGCGGGGGCCCCAGGCGGTCGGAGGCGGGGGACCCGCTTCCCGGAGCTCCGGCAGGCAAGGGTGAAACAAAGGACGCCCCCGAGGGCAAAAAGCAGCCGGCCGGTGAAACATTCGGCGGCCGGACAGAGAAAAGCAGGGGCATCGGTGAATTCGGGCCCCTGCAGCCTATCCCCGACCAGAAGACCTGCGAGATCACCATCCGGATCGACGGCATCCCGGTGTCCGACCTGCCGGCGCTCCTCCAGTCGCTGACCCAGGTGAAAGAACTGGAAGCGAGGACATCGGCATGATCCCCGCCATCCTTCTCGCCCTGGTCTTCCTCCTGTTCTTCAGGGGCGCGGACCTATCTCTCCCTTACCCGCCTCTCAAGAAGCCCGCCTTCACCAGAGACGCCCCGGATCCTCGCGGGTACCGCCAGGGGTTCCGCCCCGAGCCGGCCAGGAAGAAGGCCGCCAAGAGGATCCAGGCAGAAAAATCCCAGGCCAAGGGATTCGGTGCTCCTCCGGTCCTGCACCCCAGGATCGTGTTCATGGAGTCGCCGTCCAACTGGTTCAATTAACGAGGTGGGAGATGGATCGCTCGGAGTGCTCTGTCGGCATGGCCTGCACATGGATGCATGTGCCGCGGGGAGGCTACGGCTACATGGTCCCCGTCCCCGGGGTCGTCACGAAGCTCGGGATCTCCCGCGTCAGGATCGAGGTGAAAACGCACTCCGGCCGGGCCGTGCAGCGATGGGTCCGGCCGGAGTCTCTGAGGAGGCCCGAATGAAAGGCGCAGCCACACCCTCACAGGCCCACCCCAGGGCCGTGGACGACCACCGCTCGGCCGACCGCATCATGCGCAGACTCTGCACCATGCGGGCCCACATCGAGGCCCTGCCGGACAACGACTTCAAGCGGTCGATCCTCATAATGATCGATGAGTACGACCCGGCAGGAAAGGCGCAACAACGGATAAAGTTCCAGAAAGGAAATGAGGTGATAGCATGACATGCATTGTCGGCTGGGTTCAAGATGGAAAGGTGACGATCGGAGGAGATTCCGCCGGCGTTGCCGGGTATTTTTCAATACAAAGGGCTGATGAAAAGGTTTTCATCAACGGAGAATGCATCTTCGGGTTCACCAGTTCTTTTCGGATGGGCCAGCTGCTCAGATATAAATTCAAAGCCCCTGCCAGAAATGAAAAACAGGATGATGATGACTACATACACACCACCTTTATCGATTCAGTCATGAGCTGTCTAAAGGATAACGGTTTTGCCAGAATCAAGGAAAATGAGCTCTACGGAGGAACCTTTCTTTTCGGTTATCGCGGAAAGCTCTATCAGATCGAGAATGATTTTCAGGTGGGCAAGTCGTCATTTCCCTTTGATGCTGTAGGGTGCGGATGCGAGCTTGCCCTGGGAGCGCTCCATGCCGTTTATAACAGCCCGGGCAGTACAGCCCTGACGCCTGAGGAAAAAATCAGAATTGCCTTAATGGCGGCAACCGAGTTTTCAGCTGGGGTTAGGCCTCCGTATGTCATTTTGAGTCTATGATATGACCGACCGACCGATCATCCACGGCTATGAGATAGCAGGCCGCATGCCACCGTTTCGGCCCGGGCTGCGCCAGGCCATCCGGGAGGACAGAAAGACCATGACGCGGAGGGTGATGAAGTTGCAGCCCCCCACATCGATCAGACCGAGCCTGATCCTCGAGGGACACCGCCTCGTGGCCATGTGGCCCGGCGAGTCGGAGTTCGACGCATACATCTGCCACTGCCCCTATGGCCTGCCCGGGCAGTACCGGGTCATGACCGAGCCGCTCGAAAGGGGCCGTGACGGGCAAGCGTACTACCGGGACGACCACGCTCCCGTGGTGAATGCCTTCACCGGAGAGCCTCTGGCGTGGATATGGTCCAAGGACATCCTCACCTCTATTCATATGCCCTATTCTGCAGCCCGGACCATAACGCAGCTCAGGGAGATCCGGACCGAGCTGCTGCAGGAGATTACGGCATATGATGCTCTACTGGAAGGCATAAACCTTCCAGTTCCGCCAAACTGCGAAATGGCGGACCCGCCCGATGGTTTTCAAACATGGAGCCAGAAAAAAAAGGCGGCATACATAGAAGACCTGGCCAGAACGACTTATTTTGCAAGGTGCGCCGACGCCGACAACCACATAGCGGCATTCCGTAAGCTCTGGAACACAATCAACGCCAAGAAGCACCCGTGGGAGAGCAACCCGCGGGTGTGGGTGATACCGTTCAAGGGGATCGCATGAACGTTGGCATCGTGGGGCAGAGAAAATTCAGGAACATGGGACTGGTGGACGAATTCATCAAGACGCTCCCGCCCGACGCCATGATCGTAACCGGGGGCGCGGAGGGCGTCGATGAGGCCGCGGCGTGCGGGGCCCGGAAAAACAGACTCAAGCTCCGGGTATTCCTGCCGAAGGTCGCCGGATGCCGGCAGCGCTTCGAGTACACGAAGGCATACTACGACAGGAACCAGCAGATCGTGGACGCCTCCGACGTGCTCTATGCATTCACGGACAAGCCCAGCGGGGGAACGTGGGACACCGTGAAGCGGGCCAAAAAGAAGGGCATCCCCGTGTATGTCTTCGACGCGGAGAGCACCCTCGAGACCATCAGGAAGCAGACCCACAAAGAGGAGGCCACCGACCAGCTGACGCTGTTCGGTGGCGAGACCGGACCCGAAGAGACGGACAGGCGAACGCCCCCGGCCATCTACCACGCAAAGCTCGCGGCCCCGGGCGTCTTTGCGTGCAGGAGCCGCCGGAAGATGAAGTACGAGGCGTATGCCGACATCGTCCAAAAGAAAGACGCATGCTCGCCGGAGCTCGTGAGCTGGATCACGGAAGACCTCGCGACCATCTACGAGAGCCTGCACGGGTACGGGTACCTGGATCTCCTGACCATGCCGCCACGCTCGAAGAGGCACCTGGAGCGCCAGCACCCTATGGACGCGGTGCTGGCGGAGCTCAGCGCCCGCACCGGCGTGCCCTACAGGCAGGTGTTTCACCCATGGGACAAGAAGGGCCGCGGCGCCGGAGCATCCCGGAAAAACCACGAGCCGGCATGCCTGTCCGTCCCGGAGGGCGAGATCAGGAGAAAGGTCATACTCGTGTGCGATGACGTGTGCACCACCGGCAGGACCATGAGCGAGTCTCTGGCCCTGCTTCTGGCCGCAGGGGCTCATGCCCGCGGCCTCGTGTGGCTGCTTATTTAATGGGGAAGATCAGGGGGGGGGTAATGGAAGATAGCACCACGACACAGCCTCCGGGCATACCGGACACCATCGACGGGATGAAGGCGGCCATGGAGGAGCAGATACAGCGGGAGCGGTCCCTGGTGAACCTCGAGGTCCCGGCGCCCCCCGCGCCCCCCGCCCCACCGACCGCACAGCAGATCGAGGGGGCGGTCCGCGACAACGAGGACGGGGACGCGAGGCTGTTCGCCCAGCTCAACCAGGGCCGCTGGGTGCGCGACCACAGCCTGGACCGGTGGTACCGCTTCTCCGGGCACATCTGGGAGCAGGATCGCATCTGCCAGGTGGTGGCCGACGTGGCCACGGTCATCGACTGCTATCTGAGGGAGGCCGAGAGGCTCGCCCAGGCGGCGAAGGAGGAGGGGCGCACCTACTACCAGTCTTTAGCCGAGGACATGGTGGGCCGGGCCCGCAAGCTCCAGACGCTGCCCCGGAAAAAGAAGGTGCTCGAGCTCGCGAGCGCAGGCGCCGGGTCCCTGGGGATCGACGGCAGCCGGTGGGACGCCGAGCCCTACCTGCTCGGGTGCCCGAACGGCGTCATCGACCTGCGCACGGGGGATATGCGCCCGGGCCGCCCCGACGAGTACATCAAGACGGCGTGCCCCACGCTCTGGGAAGGCCTCGATGCGCCTAGACCCACCTGGGAGTTCTTCCTGGACGATGTATTCAACCATGACACCGAGCTCATCTCCTACCTGCAGCGCCTGCTCGGGTACGCCATCACGGGCACGTCCACTGAGGACATCCTGCCCATCCTCCAGGGGAAGGGCCGCAATGGGAAGAGCACCCTACTCGAGACGCTGCACCACGTGATGGGCGAGCTCTCCGGGCCGATCGACTCGGAGATGCTGCTCGACCAGTACAGCAGTCGGTCGTCCGCAGGCCCGTCCCCCGACATCATCGACCTCAGGGGCAGGCGCATCGTGTGGGCCTCCGAGACCGAGGACGGCAGGCGCCTCAACTCGAGCAAGGTCAAGTGGCTCACGGGTGAGGAGATCCTCAAGGGCCGGGCACTGCATTCCGATCTGGTGGAGTTCCGTAAGACCCACACCCTGTTCCTGCTCACGAACGCGCTCCCCCACGCCCCCGGCAACGACTACGCATTGTGGAAGAGGATCCACTTGATCCCCTTCAAGTTCTCCTACGTGGACGACCCCATGACCCCGGACGAGAAGAAGGCGGACAAGGCCCTCGGGGGCAGGCTCAAAGAGGAGGCGAGCGGGATCCTCGCCTGGATGGTGGAGGGGTGCCTCAGGTGGCAGGAGAAGGGGCTCGCGCCTCCGGATGCCGTCACAAAGGAGACGGAGAAGTATCAGCGGGACGAGGACACCATCGGCCGGTTCCTCGAGGAGGTCTGCATCAAGAACCCGAACGGCGGGGTGAAGGCGGGCGTGCTCTACCACGCCTACCGGGACTGGTGCTCCGGTGAGGGCATCAAGTACATGAACGGCACCCGGTTTGGCAAGGAGATGAAGCGCCGCCTAGACTACGAGGACGGCCGCAATGTTCTGTACCTGGGGATTACCCTGCCCGAAGAGGACAGCCAGGCAGGGGACTAGCTGCAGTAGTTTTGCAGTAGTTTAAGAAAACTACTGCACTAAAAACGGGAAGGAAAAACAAGATGTTAACAGTAGTATGCACCCCTTACAGTAGTTTTTCTAAAAGTTTCTTTAGAATAACAAAAAATATAAAGGATAATAGGGAAACTACTGCAACTGCTGCAACTACTGCAAAATACATTCAAGTCTATGATATCAGAGAGGTTTACCCATGACCGTACTCGATCTCTATCACCAGGACGGGCACGCTGCCCGGAAGGTTGCATCCTCCGAGGGTGGACAGTGGGGCGGGCCCTGCCCGAAGTGTGGAGGAAACGACCGCTTCTGCCTCTGGCCCGAGGACGGAAAGGGAGGACACTACTGGTGCCGGCAGTGCGACATGAAGGGTGATGCCATCCAATACCTGAGGGACGTGCGGCAGCTGAGCTATCACCAGGCATGCGAGGTCCTGCAGATCACCCCCAACAAGAAGCACCAGGAGAGATACACGATGCACAAGCCCCAGGCCCCTACGGACGCGAGCCGGAACGACAGATGGGATCCGAAGACCTACGGCCTGCCCGCAGCTACATGGATGGCCCGGGCGAGCGCCGTCCTCGAGCAGGCCATCACCGACCTCTGGGCCTACGATCACAAGAACATCCTGGAGTGGCTGAACATGAGCCGCTACCTGGACGATGAGGACAGCATCCGCCCCTTCTCCCTGGGGTACATCCCCCGCGACCTCCACGAGCACCGAGCGGTATGGGGACTGCCCGAAGAGAAGGACCCCCAGACAGGCAAGGAGAAGACGGTGTGGATCCCCGAGGGCGTGGTGATCCCCTGCAGGAGGGGCGGGCAGCTCGTTCGCCTGAGGGTCAGGCGCACCACGAGCCCGTTCCAGGGCAAGCGATACATCTTCATCCCGGGAGGATCCCCGGCCCCCCTGATCATAGACAACCACGCACCCGACACCATCATCGTGGAGAGCGAGCTCGACGCCATCCTCATCAACCAGGAAGCCGGCGACCTGGTGAACACCATCGCCCTGGGCGCCCTCTCCATGCACCCGGACACAGAAACACACGAGCTCATAAGGAGATCGAGGCAGACCCTGCTCGCATTCGACTCGGACGAGAACCTCTCGGGGGCCAAGGCTGCATGGGAGAGGTGGAGCATCCACTACCCCCGAGCGTTGCGCTGCCCGGTGATCGGCGGCAAGGACCCCACCGACGCACGGAAGAACGGCGCGGACATACGGCTCTGGATCGAGGCAGCCCTCGCGGGCGGTGCCAAGAGGATGACGGCATGAGACGCAATGAGACACGATCGATCGGACGATTCGGCCGCAACACCATCGGAGCATCACACGATGCGAATTGGCTCTGCAAGCCGGTCGCGGGTCCTTTCCCGGCAAATAAGCGAGCGGTGACGAAGACCCGCGGGATCTCATCGCGTGTGGTGCAGAAAACCCATGTCACATCCAGTCCCACCGGCAGCAAAATGACGGAAAAACAGGGGATTGAAATCAACATGAGCCGGGGGGGCATCGATGTTTTTTGAGGAGATCAAGGCGGCCGGCGAGGTCTACCGGAAAATACTGTCCGGACGGAGACTCTCCCAGCAGGAGCGCGACCAGGTTGCCGAGGTGAAATCCAGGTACGGCATCGGGGACGATGGAACCGTGACCACGCAGGATGCCCTGGCGGAGCTGCTCGGGGTGACCAGGCGCACGGTGGTGAGGTGGAAGAAGGACGGCATGCCCGTGGAGCCTGACGGATCATACGATCCCATCGCAGTCATGGCGTGGAATACAGACATGTTTGATACCGAGTCGGAGGGGGATGACGGCCGCTCGGACAAGAATATGTGGGAGACCGCATACAGAAAATTCAGGGCACTCCAGGCCGAGGTGGCATACAAACGGGAGATCGGCGAGCTCATTCCCAGGGACCAGATAGAGAACCTCCTGACGGACAGAGCAACGGAACTGAAGAAATCCCTGCTGGGCCGGGCCCGCAGGCTCGCGCTCAAAATAGCCAACAAGGACGCGACCGCCTGCCTGGCCCTCCTGGAGCAGGACACACTGGAGATCCTCACCATCTACTCGAGACCGAGCCCGCTTATTGAGCAGAAGAAGGAGGAAGCGGAAAATGAACAAGACGGACATTGAGTATCTGGATTACACCTGGAACCCCATCGCCATGCGCTGCACCCCGGTATCCGAGGGGTGCGCCCATTGCTGGCACCTCCGTATGGCCGACCGCCTGGCGGGGAACCCGAAGATCTGCTCTCAATACAGAAATGCCTACAGCGGTGGAAATTTCGTCTTGAATACTGACGAGGTTCGCGCACCCATGAAGCTACAGCAAAGGCAACGGATCGGTGTGCAGTTCATGGGAGATCTGTTTCATGAGCATATACTCGAAGAATGGCTCTGGGAGATCTTCGCTACTATGGCCGAAACACCTCAACATACATACATTATCATCACCAAGAGGCCAGAGAGAATGTGTAAAACCCTCAATAATCCCTGGTTCTGGGCTTGCGTGGAAGGCACCTGCCAGAAACGACATCACGATCGAACAGGGGAAGACCCATCCATGTGGCTGGCCGTGCATGGTCCACTTCCGAACGTGATCGGCATGGTTACAGCCGAAACCCAGGAATGGGCCGATATTCGTATCCCGTGGCTTTTGAAAACAGACCTGGCTTGCCGTGGCCTTTCCATCGAGCCCATGCTCGGGCCGGTGTCGTTCAGGTGGGCAAAGTGGCATACATACTCAAGGGAACCCGGAGTAATCAACGGCCACCTGGATGGAATGATGGGTCTTTCCTGGGTCATCCTCGGCGGCGAGTCCGGCCACGGCGCGAGGCCGATGCACCCCGACTGGGTGCGCTCGGTCCGCGACCAGTGCCAGACCGCGGGGGTGCCGTTCTTCTTTAAGCAGTGGGGGGAGTGGGCTCCCACAAAGGAAGGGCAATACAATTCATTCCTTTATCCCCATCAAGGGTACATGAGCCATGAAGGAAGCGAGGCTAGATTGCCTAGCCCGGGAAATGGATATTGTTACAGTTCGCCCGATTTAATCAAAAGGGGATGCGCTCATGTCACTAAAATTGGCAAGAAGGCCGCGGGCCGCCTCCTCGACGGCCGGGAGTGGCTCGAGATACCGGAGGGGCGGCCGTGAGCACGTGCAGGGAGCAGGCCCTCGTGAACGCCCAGGTGGAACTGAGCCGCGCGGTTTTTTTAATGAACGCGGAATCCAATAGAGCACAGCACCCGTACAGCCTCATGCGTGCAGAGGCGTATGATGATAGGCACATCCTGGGGCACATCGACAGCGCCATCAAAAACCTGCAGGAGGCCAGGGAGGGATACTACCACGGGCAGCTCTCCTTATTCGGAGGGGAGACTCGCCCGTGACGGTCATACGCCTGCGATTCAGGGAGGACGGCATCACCAGGAGGCGCATCCTTATCCGGGACACGACCGCCTGCGAGAAGATCGCCCTGCTGTTCCGGGGCTACAGGCCCCACGAAACGATGGGCGGGTGGGTGATGATGAAGAAGGGGGAGGCGGTGACAATGAACACATACGAAATCGAGGGCATCCAGTATAAGGCAACCAATGAATATGATGCCGTTAAGCAGGCCTATAAAATGGCCCAGAGAATTGAATGGGTGAAATATTGCGGCAACAACGTATGGCAGTACAGAGCCATTTTCAGGAGCGGGGCGGCGACGGTGACAGTCGGGAAGATTGATGGAGGTGACATTATGACGGTTGACGAGAGGCGGTTACAGGCCACGACCAAGACCATGATCAGTGCCCTGGCGTCGCCCAAAGGGAACAAGTGAGGGAGACGACCATGGCAGAGACCAGGACACCAGAGGAGCGGATCAGGGTGGACTACCAGTGCGAGGAGTGCGGGCAGGGCGTGATGCGATTCCGCGGCATCAGCCACCCCGCCAACCCGAGGCAGTACCTGCACAGCTGCAGCGTGTGCCGGCACGAGTTCCTGCTCGACAAAGAGTACCCCCGCTACGAGTGGCAGGACTCCCCGGCCCTGGCGGCATGGAAGAAGGACAAGAGGAACAGGGCATGACCATCGAGGCAGGCGATACCCGCGAGAACAGGGACCACGGCCGCCTCCTCGAGGCGAAGGCCCTGCATTGCAAGCTGCAAAGGAGGGAAAACACATGATGGACGGAGCTTTTGCAATTCTGAACATGGAGTACAAGAGGGCCTGCGCAAAACACCCGGCCTTTCCCGACGACGTGATCGACCAGGCGGCGATTCTGGGCAAGGAGACCGCCGAGTGTATACAGGCGGCGATCGATCACGTCTATCTCGGGGGAGACCTCGACCGAGTGAGACGGGAGGCCGCCCAGGTCGGCGCCATGGCGATCAGGATCCTCGAGGCCCTGGCCGGCCGCGAGACCGGGCGGATCGGGACGTGCCTCGACTGCAGGCGCCGCCCGGAACAGGTGGCCATGAACACGTGGAAGTGTAAAGCCCTGGGCGGGTTCACGACCACGGACCACGCCCCGGGGTGCATCCTGTGGATCCCAAGGACAGAGGCCGGCGCCGGGCTCAAGAAAAAAGAAGAGGGCCCGGCAACGGTATGGATCCCGGAGGCCCCCGCGTATCCCGGCATGTATGCCGTCAGGGGGTACGAGGCCGGAAAGAACACGATGACCCTGTCTGTTCACGAAGCAATGCAGTTTATAACGAAAGAGAATTGTCAAACCTGGTGCGACGAGCACCCTATCCCGCCCTACCTCCCCCGCGAGCACGGGTTCATGGACGGCAAACCTTACCCGATGAGGGGCCTGCCGGCAGGGCAAAAGGAAGAGGGGAGCCGGCATGGCGATTGATTCCTTGGACGGCGTAAAACCCGGCGATATCTATCTGGGCGATGATGGGGACATCTACGAGGTAGAGTCTCTCTGCATATACCCCACCATCACACTGAGAAACGTCTTAACCAGTCTTCGTATAAACGGCGCCGTAGGGTCTCCTCTGTTGAAGCCGTTCCAGAGGCTGGTGTCAGAGAAACCGGAAGACGGAAACCCATGAGCACGACCAGCATGTGCCGGATCCAGTGCCGCTGTGGACACAGCGGAGACATGGAGGAGTTCACCAGGACCCCGGACGGGTACCGGAAACCGAACCAGTTCCGCTGTCCGTCGTGCTGCACGACATGGGAGGTGCGCCCTATAGGTGCAGCACGGATGACCGAAGACGGATTTGTGATACCTCCGGAGCGGAAGGTCGTGGTGATCGAGGCGGGAGCATGACCATCAAGATCGGCGATATTGTAAAAACCAGCGACGGTCCCCTGACGTACCGGATCACACATATGCATGTGTGCCGCAAGGCCTGCATAAACCACGAGATAATGCTGGGCAACAAGGCCCCAACCTGCAAGCCCCACATGCACCTGACCTGCAAGGTTGTATATCTCCCGGGCAAGGACAACCCTGGGAATATAACCCCCCCCAGGGACAATTTCTATTTGAACGGCTACGATCCCGACACCCTAAAGAGCACATGGAACGACGACTATCTCATCGTGGTGGAGCGATCGACTACCCCGATGCAGGAGAGGCTCTTCAACTGATGGACGATGACCTCCTCATCCCTTCCTTCTGGGCCTGCGAGCGCGAGGCGCTGAGCCCGCCCGAAGACCTGGACGTGTCCGAGTGGGCGAACCGCAACATCGTGCTGCTGCCCGAGAGCTCGCGCGAGCCCGGTCCCTACCGCTGGCAGCGCACGCCGTACGCCAAGGGGATCCTCGACATCTACCGCAGGCCCTCCGTTAGGCACATGGTGCTCAAGACCTCCACCCAGGTGGGCAAGACACAGATCCTCTACAATCTCCTGGGCTACATCATCGACCAGGACCCGTACCCCACCATGCTCATGTACCCGTCCGACGACGAGTGCAAGGTCATCTCCCGCTCCAGGGTGCAGCCCATGATCGACGCGTCGGAAACTCTCAGGGCCAGGAAGCCCGCGGACCCGAAGCGCTACCAGCTCACCGAGATGTACTTCCCGGGCATGGTGCTCTACCTGTCGTCCGGATCCAGCGTCACGGGCATGGCCCAGCGCCCGGTGCGCAACCTGCTCCGCGACGAGGTGAACAAGTACCCGCCGGCCATCGGCGAGCACGGCAACCCCATGGACCTCTCCGAGGAGCGCCTGAAGAGCTTCCAGGACATCCGGAAGATCATCGACGTGTCGTCCCCCACCGACGACGAGGGCGCCATCACCCTCCAGGAGGCGAAGTGCCAGGTGATCCTGGGCTACTACGTGCCGTGCCCTCACTGCGGCCACCTCCAGCTGCTCGAGTGGGAGCAGGTGAAGTTCGACGACCGTAAGGACATAGAAGACGTCAAGGAGCGCACCTCCATAGCCAAGGCCTCCGCCCGGATCCAGTGCCCGCACTGCAGCGGCGAGATCAGGGACCGGCACAAGGAGTGGATGCTCGACCCGGCCAACGGCGCCGGGTGGTACGACATCGCGGGGAAGTGGACCAGCCCCGCCGACCGCTCGTCCCTGCACGCGGACCCCATCGATGCCCTGTTCGATGCGTTCGCCGAGGCGGGGATCCCGCTCGAGCGCGTGGCGGTCCGGCTCAACTCGATGTACTCCCCCTGGATCACGTATGGCGACGTGGTAGAAAAATTCCTGAGCGCCCACCTCTCCGCGTTCGACCGGTACGACAAGCTGAGATCCTTCACCAACGACTGGCTGGGCCGCGAGTACGTCTCGGTGGTGAAGAAGAAGACCGAGCCCGCGATCCTCAAGCTCAGGAGCGAGCTCGAGCCCCTCATCGTCCCGAGGTTGGCCCTGGCGCTTACGGCAGGCATCGACTGCCAGAAACACGACTTCTATTTCACGGTGTGGGCCTGGGAGAGAAACCTCACCCGGTGGCTCATCCACTACGGCCGGCTCTTCAGCTTCGACCAGGTCCGCGACCTCGTGTACACGAACGCCTACCAGCGCGAAGACGGAGGCCGCCCACTGGGGATCTGGCGGGCGGGCCTCGACACGGGCGGCGGGAAAGGGGCCGAGACCGCGGACGGATCCATGACCTACCAGGCCTACCGGTTCCTCGCCCAGTACGGGGGCGGCACCATCTTCGGGGTAAAGGGCTCGTCCCGCGACACCCTGCACAAGATGAAGCCCTCCATCATCGGCACGTTCCCGGGCACGCAGAAACCCATCCCGGGCGGAGGCATCGTGCTCTGGACCGTGGACACCGACTACTACAAGGACATCTTCCACGCCGCCCTGGACGAGTCTGCCGGGGCACCGGGGTGCGTGTACCTGCACAAGGACACAGGCAGCGACTTTGCCGCCCAGATTTCCTCGGAGGAAAAGCGCCGCGGCAAGTCCGGCCGGGCCGAATGGGTGCACGTGCACGGGCAGAACCACTACCTGGACGCCACCATCTACGCGACGTTCCTGACGGATCCCATGTGCATCGGAGGCCTCGGGGTGTTTCCGGATCCGGAGCTGCAGGCGCAGATGAGCGCGGAGCAGGGGAGGCAGCCGGGCCGCGGAGAGCGCCCCGACGCGCGCGAGAGGGTGGTCATCCCGTCACGGCCGGCGCGGGCCGGAGGAGGGAGATGGTGAGGCATACCGGATACCAGCGCGAGACGTTCAACACCTCGGTGCACGCAGGCCTGCTCAAGGAACTGCGGCACCTGGCCGTGGACGAGGGCAGGGCCATCAACGTGCTCCTGGAGGAGGCCGTCCGGGACCTGATGGTAAAGCGGGGCAGGGCGCACCTGATACCCGAAGACAGCGTGCAGGAGACGCTCTTCAAATAATGGGCAAGCTGCTGGCGAACAAGGACGCCATAAAAGACTACCTGGGCGTGGGCGACGCGATCCTGGCCGACTTCATCGCACGGTGGAAGCTCCCCTGCTTCCGGGTGGGCGGCAAGCTCATGGCCAACACCGACGCCATCGACGAGTGGTCCTACAAGATGAGCATGAGCTACATACAGCTCGACGGGGCCGACGAGAACGATCAGAGCGGGAAGGAGCACCCGCAGCAGGGCTAAAACTGCAAATCGTCCTTTTTGTCAAACTGACCGTTTATGCTTGACCGATCACGCTGATAAACCCCAGCCCCCCCCCTTTGTACAAAAACCACACGCAATAGTCAAAAGCGCACACCAAAAAAACACCTGTCAAGGGCCAAGATGGCCCCGTTTCACCCCCATTCCGACCTCAAACCGCCCCCATTCCGCCGTCCGGCCCAAAACCGGGGGTATGCTGTAAGCACATGATGAAGAGGCTTTCTACAAACGGCAATGCACAAGGAGCACCCCGATGAGGAAGGCATAACGGCATGGCGGGCATAACCCTGGCGCAGGCGCAGGCGCAGCTCACCGCGTGGCTCGCGGCGAGCGTGGCCGTCTCCGGAAGCCAGTCCTACTCCATTGCCGGACGCACGCTCGAGCGGGCGGACGCGGATGAGATACTGAAGATGGTCGACTACTGGGATGCCAAGGTCAAGGAGCTCGACGCCGCATCCACGGGCACCGCATCTCCCCGCACCTACATGAGGCCCCTGCCGTGAGCACGTTCACCGACACCATATACCCCATGATAAGGGCCGGGAAGGGCACAACGGGCGTCCTCGCCCGGCTCGCCTCCCGTTCCGCCGAGTTTGCCAGGGCCGCCTCTGGGGCGGCATACGACTATTACCGGGGGCTCCAGGCCGTGCACAGCGTGCGCAGCGGCCCCACCCCCAGGGCGGACCGCTACGCCGCGGCCAAGCCCACCCGGCTGGGCCAGGGCTGGACCCCGGTGACGCACAACGTGAACACCCTGGTCACCACCCAGGCAGGCATCATCCGGAACCGCACCCGGCAGCTCGTGCGGGACTTCCCCTTCTTTGCCCGGGCCGCGAACGTGATGGTGAACTACACGGTGGGCACGGGCATCACCTACCAGCCCCGCATCATCGACATGAGCACCCAGGCCAAGGGCCGGCGCCCCCTGCACAAGATCTTGAACCAGCAGCTCGAGGACGCCTGGAACTACTGGGCCGATGAGGCCGACCTCGAGGGCAAGCAGCACCTCTATGACATGATGCGCCTGGCCAAGCGCCAGGACGTGGAGACGGGCGAGTTCCTGGCCGTGCTCGTGCGGACGAAGACCCCGAACCGCTACCTACCCATCGGCATCAGGTTCTACGAGTCGGAGTGGCTCACGAGCGACGGCGCCAGGGGAGAAGACGGCCGCCCCCTGTTCGACGCCTCCGGCGGGACGATACCCCCCGACGGCAGGTCCATCCTGGGCGGGGTGGAGTTCGACACCTCCACGGGCGAGGTCCTGGCCTACCACCTGTCCGACCCCGACTGGGTCAAGCGCCCCCCGGTGCGCGTGCCGGCCAGGTACGTCATCCACGGCCACGAGGTGCTCCGCCCGGCGCAGAAGCGCGGCATCTCCCCGTTCGCCACCGCGATCCTCGTGGCGCACGACCTCTCCGAGATCATGAACAACGAGCTCGACGCGTCCCAGATGGCGAGCAAGTGGCTCGCGTTCGTCACCACCCCGGACGCCTCCGGGTTCCAGGCCCTGCGCTCCCAGAACGTCCCCGGGACGGACGGCACCCAGAAGAAGATCGAGTACGTGGAGAATGCCATCCTCGAGTACCTCAGGCCGGGCGAGCAGATCAACATGGCGTCGTCCGACCGGCCGGGCGCCAACTTCGAGCCGTTCGTCAGGCTGATCCTGCGCATGGTGGCGGTCACCACGCACACCTCCTATGAGATCCTCTCGGGCGACTACTCGGGCCTGTCCTACAGTAACCTCAAGGCCATCCGGAACGACATGCTCGAGGACTTCGACCCCATCATATCGCGCCACGTGTTCCAGCTCTGCAAGCCCGTGCACCGCTGGTTCATGGACACCCTATTCCTCGCAGGCAAGGTCCCCATGCCGGGCTACGAGCTCAACAGCGCCCCCTACATGCGGGCCTACTGGCAGCCTGCCGGCCACCGGTCCATCGACCCCTTGCGGGACGGCAAGGCCAACACCGAGGCCATGAAGTCCCTGACCATGAGCCCCCAGGAGATCACCCGCGAGCGCGGCAGGGACCTCGGCGACGTGCTCTCCGAGATCTCCGACGCCAAGGCCATAGCAGAAGAGATGGGCCTCGACCTGTTCGAGCTCCTGGGCCTGGTGTCCACGGCCCGGGCGAACAACCCGGACGCCCTGGGCGCGGGAGAGGACGACGGAGACGGCGGCCAGAAAGGAGCGAAAGTCGTATGCCTGAAAAAATAAGAGGAAAACTCGCCACCCGGAGCGACCCCCAGGATCTGCTCTACCGGTCCGCCCCGGTCATCCTCCGGGAGGACGGCACCCCGAAGACGTTCGACCGCGAGGCCAGGAGTGTGGAGGTCATTGCCACCACCGAAGAGCCGGTCCCGGTCTACGACTACGACCTGGGCCCGGTGGGCGAGGTGCTGCTCATGAGCGGGCTCAAGCTCGGAAAGTCCCGCCAGGTGCCCCTCCAGGACGCCCACGACCGCTACACGGTCAAGGCCACCTTGGGCTCTGCCCGGAACATCCGCGTGGACGGGGACAAGGTCCTCGCCACCGTGTGCTTCTCCCGCGTCTCCGACGCGGAGGACGCGTTCACCAAGGTGGAGGAGGGCCACCTCACCGACGTCTCCGTGGGATGGCGCGAGCACAAGTGCATCAAGCTCCGCGAAGGAGAAAAGAAGACCATCGGAGGCCGCGAATTCACCGGGCCCCTGCGGGTGGTCACCAGCTGGTCGATCAAAGAACTTTCGATCGTGCCCATCGGGGCGGACGAGAGAGCAAAGGCGCGATCTGAGGCCACATCTGAAAAGGAGAAAAACATGGACCCGAAACCGAAGGCATTATTGATCAGGCTCGGCCTCAAGGCCGACGCCACGGACGACGAGGCGCGGGAGCACCTGATCTCCCTCGGGCTCAAGGCAGAGAGCACCATCGACGACGTGCACACCTTTCTGCGCTCGATCACCACGGCAGATCCGGCACCGGCCGTCCCCGGCCGTGCAGACCCGGCCGCTCCCGCATCTCAGGCAGCGGACATCGTGACCGAGGTGCGCCAGGCCTATGCCCGGGAGATCGCCCGGGTGGACGGCATCCGCTCCCTGTGCGACCGCCACGGCGCCAAGGACCTGGAGGCGGGCCTCATCACGAACGGCGACAGCATTGAGCAGGCCTCCCGGGCCATCCTCGAGCACCTGGCCAGCACCGACATATCCCGGCAGGTGGGAATCCCGTCCGGCGCCATCAGCTTCGGGGCCGACGCACGGGACAAGTACCGCGCTGCGGTGGTCTACGCGCTCATCAAGCGGTCGGAGCTCCATGTCAAGGATCTCCAGGCGGCCCCTGGCTATGAGGAGTTCAAGGGCTACACCCTTCGCGAGCTCGCGCGCCACAACCTCATGATGGCAGGCCTGCCCACGGGCGGGGACGCCATGGAGATGGTAGGCCGCGCTCTGACCGCGGGCGACCTCCCGGCCATCCTGGCCGACGTGGCCAACAAGAGCCTGTTCACCGGGTTCGACGAAACCCAGGAGACCTTCGAGGAGTGGACCGGGACCATGAGCGCCAGCGACTTCAAGACGCTGCGCATCCCCTCGATCACCTCGCTCGACGACCTGCTCGCCATCACGGAGCACGGCGAGTACAAGTACGGCTACATGCGGGATAAGCAGGAGACCGCGGCCGTCGGAACCGCGGGCCGGATTTATCCCATCACCCGCACCGCGCTCATCAACGACGACCTCAATGCCATCACCCTGGTCTTCGCCGGCGCGGGCAAAAAGGCGAAGCAGTACGAGGGCGACATCGTGTACGCCCTGCTCACCGCCAACCCGCTCATGACCGAAGACGGCCTCAACCTCTTCGTGGCCGGCCACAACAACCTGGCCACAGTGGTGGGCGCGCCTGCGGCCGCGACCCTGGACGACATGGACAACCTCATCAGCAACCACACCGACGCCAACGGCAGGCGCCTCAACATCCCGCTCACCTACTGCATCCTGCCCAGGGCGCTCTTCGGGACGTCCGAGTCGTTCTTCAATACCATCGAGTACGTCAACGCGGCCGGCGATCGTCTCAACAACATCTGGGGCGCCGGTCGGCTCAAGAGGGTATACGAGCCCAGGCTCAACACCGTGCCGGCCACCTGGTATGGCGCGGGCCCCAAGGGCACGACGGTGGTGAGGGTCCACCTCAACGGCGTGCAGACACCGTATCTCGAGCAGAAGTCGGGATGGACGGTCGATGGCGTGGAGCTCAAGGTCCGCTACGACGTGGGCGCCGGCCTGGTCGACTGGAGAGGCCTCGTTCGCAACCCGTAATGGCGGCGTGAGGTCATAAGGTAAGGGACAAGAGACGCGGGGCGGTGGAAACGCCCCGCACCCCAAAAACGAAGGAGTCGTTATGATCAACAAGACCGGAGAAGGAAATATCGTAACCTTCACCAACGGCCTGGGTGCCATTGCAGCCGGTGGTGTGGGTATCTGCGGCAATTTCGCCGTGGTCTGTCCGAGCGCCGTGGGCGCCGGCGCCGTGGGCCAGGGTGAGACCGAGGGTGAGTATGACCTCTCGGTTGTGGACACGGTGGGTGGCGGCATTGCCGTTGGCGACGTTCTGACTGTGGCACTGGCGACCGGCGTGGTCAGCAATACGGCCATCGGCGCCGGCCAGGTCCACTTCGGCTACGCCAGGGAAGTGGTCGGGGCGGGCCTCACCGCCACCATCAACGTGCTGAAGAAGCACCTCTAAGGGAGGGAGCAGCCATGCGGAAGAGCAATTTCAGAACCGGCTTGATGATCGTGTTCCTCTCCCTGGCCGTGGGCCTGATTGTCAACATGGCGCACGAGGTTTTCGCCTCGTCGCTCACGAACACAAAGAGGACCTACGTGGACAGGGGTATAGCACCCCTGACCGCCTACACTCTCACGCTCACCATGGATTCGGGCGGAACAGATTCCCATGCCATGACCCTGCCTGTTTCCGGGCG